CACCGCTTCTATGTCGGCTTTTTAAACCGACTAGTCGATTACATTAGGTTAGTAACCTTAACGCGACGGTAGTAGTAGTTGGCATCAGTAGTCAAGTTGTCTTGACCAGAAGTGCCGTCATCCAAGTTAATGAATGGGTTAGCAACTAGACCGTAACGAGTCTTGAAACCAATTTTAGGTTGGAAGCTGTTAGGATCAACAGCGCGAACCATTTGCAATGGAACGTATGGGCAGTAGAACAAACCAGCGTCGAATGCAGAAGTACCCTTGTAACCAGCAACGAAGTATTGGTCGTTAGAGATGTTAGCAGCATATGGATCAACATACACTTTGTACTTGCCGTTTAGAACACCAGCGAAAGTAGTAGAAGTGTCATCAATGTTCAAGCTAGAGTTACCAGCCAAAGCAGGAGTGTAGTCAAGAACACCAGCCATCGCCAATGCAGACGCAACGTCAGCAGAAGTGATGATGAAGTTCGCGCGACCACGACGTGTCAATTGACCAACAGCGTTCGCTTCGCGTTCGATTTGGAACAATAGACCTTTGAATTTTTCAACAGACCAACGACCGTTAGAGTCAACGTCCAAGTCGAAAGTACCAGCAGTAGCAGTACCAACTTGAGCACCTGGCTTAGCAGTACGGTACACAGTACGCACAACTTCACGGTTGATTTCAGTTAGAATTTCAGCAGACAAGATGTTAGACAATTCGCCTTCAGCATCTAGACCATGCACAGACTTCATGTCTTGTGCAAGTTCGATAGAGTATTCTGCCTTCAAAGCACGAGTCTTTGCAGTAACAGAAGTCTTCTCGATAGAGAATGCCATTTGACCGAAAGTACCATCACCAGAACCACCTTGGCCAAGGCGTTCAGCTGCAGAAGTAGCCATACCTTCACCGTTAGTTTGAGTACCTAGAGTAGCACCGTTCAAAGTAGAAGAGTGAGTACCAGTACCAGAGTAGTCAGAATCGGCTTCGTTGAACAAAGCTTCAGCACCACCCATAGAACCGTAGCGAGACTTCATAGCGAAGATCAAGCCAGTAGGTTGAGTCATTGGTTGCACACCAGCGATATCATAAGCGATAAGCTGAGGCATAGCACGGCGAACCAAGCTGATCAACACTGGATCAAACTTAGCCATACCACCTGTGTCGCCATAAGAACCAACAGCGTTAGTTGGTGCAGTTTCGAACAAGGCTTCTTGTTGCTTGCGCATTTCGCGTTCTTGGTTTTCCAAAAGAACAGCAGTAACTTCCTTACGGTAGTTGTCTTTAAAAGCTGGAGCAGATTCGTGGTTTAGAATCGGTGCCCACTTTTCCATTAATTGTTGACGAGTTGTCATTTTATTTTCCTTTAGTAAAAAATTATTTTGGCATCGCATTTAGATAACGTGCCATTGAAGGGTCGACTTTCTTAGTCACTTCTTCAGACAAGTTCTCCACTGGAGCATCAGTTACTGCAGAAGAAACTTCTGCAGTTGTTTTGTTAGTGAAATAGCTTTCACGAATAGTCTTTACTTTAGTTGCGAAAGTTTCAGCATCTTCAAAAGATAGCTCTTCTACCAAGCCTTGGAACTTTTCAGTTTCAGTGGCAGATAGACCTTCGGCAGATTCGCGAACGATTTGAGACTTAGTAGTTGATGCAAGAGACTTGCTCAATTCTACGTTAGTAGCAACTTGTTCGTTCAGCTTAGATTCAAGACCAGCAATAGTCTGTTCCATTTCGCCAAGCACATCGTACTTTTCTTCTGGAACGTCAATATAATGTTCTTCAAACAAGCCCTTCATGCCGTTGATAAAACTCTCAACGATTTCAGACTTAATACCATGCTCAAGGGCTAATTCATTTTGTGCAATCCACTGCTCGGCGATGTAGCCAAGGTATCCATCAACTTGTTCAACAAGACCCTCAATACTCTTAGCAGCTTCTTCTTCAAGTTTAGCTGCAAATTCTTCTTCGATACGAGCAACTTCTTCGTTAACGCGAACCATAACGGCTGCTTCGAAAATAGTAGTTGCTTTCTCTTTAAATTCTTCAGATAGCTCTTCGCCAGTGAACAAAGCGTTCATATCTTCTTTAACGCCAGCCTTAACTGCGTTACCCTTACGGATAGAAGATTGATCACCATTGTGTGGATTCATAGAACCACCTGGAGCTTCTTCGGCTTGCTTTTGTGTGTCAACGTTATTGCGTGCATTGTCAGGGTTCTGTACAATAGCAGCAGGGCTAACAGCATTGCCTTTAGATGGGTTAGTTTGGTCACCAGACACTGCGTGAGCAGTTACGTCTTTAGCACCAGATTCTGTACCATCAGGTTTAACTTTAGTTTCATCTAATTGTTGAGCACGAGACTCAGCAAGTAGTTCAGCGATTTTTTGTTCGATAGACATCGTTTTCTCCTAACTTGGATAGTTCTATTAAGTTATTTATAAATTATTTAATTTTACTCAGGAAACTTTGAAAAGCTAAAACCTTAGCTTCTTGCAAATTACGCGAAGACGCTTTACGAATTTGCTTTTGCATTTCCTCAATATTCTGTTCCACGAATTTTCCATCCACGAAAATCCACTCTTTACTTTCCATGATACCACGGACGAAAGCGTCAGGAGCGGAAGGGTCAGCAACGATGTCAGCAGCAGTTGACAACATGAAATCGTTCTGTACTACGTTTACACCTTCATTGTTCATTTTTAGTGAACCTAGTGCGCGGCTAGAAACACCGAGGTTAGCGCCACCGTCTAATAGACCGCGAGCGATATTACCCATAGGGGTTTCCATAATCTTAGCCTTGCCAATCCAGTTAGTACCTTCTTTACGAAGAGACGTAATCATATGAGAGACACGGTCAAGGTTAATTGATGGAGAATCTGGGTGACCTAGTTCACCGTAAGCACGGTTCTTTTGAACCGACTCTTTAATGTAACGACCGACTTCAGCATCCATAACAGATTCTGGATACATACGACCGTTACGGTTCTTTAGGTCAGATTGAAGGAAAATACCTTCAATGAAGTAATCTTTTTTACCGTTCTTTGCTGACTCAACGATAACGTTAGTTGTGTCAAAGACTTCTTTAATTAGATACATGTTTATACCTTATCTGGAGAGCCGTCTAATGTAGTGCTAGCGCCAACGCGAGTAACGTCATCGTATGCACCATAAGTAGCAGTCTCAACTTTAGTGTCCCAACCAGCAGTCTTACGAAGTACCAAAAATCCTGATACATCTTTAGCGACACCGTTAGTTACAACGATGTCAAAAGTATTATCATTGGTAATTGGAATACCCCAAGAGTTAGCTTCCATATATGGAGCGTTTTCTGGAGCACAAGCAATAACAATTTTACTGTTACGGATGATAGTTAGTTTAGAACCTAGTTCACCCATAACACTGAACTTAACAATGTTAACAATCGGTGCATCTGAGTTTCTAGCTTGAGACCCAGCAGTTAAGTTAGCAATAGTGATAGTGCCAGACTCAGCTGCAGAAGATGTGAAATGAACCACAGTTTCTTGGTTTGTATTTTTGACAGTGGTAAATGTCATTGCCATATATTATTCCTCTAGTTTTTCAAGCGCATGTAGAAAATTGTTTTTACTTTCTCTCATATACTCGATAATCTCTATTTGTCCTTGCAATAGTTTATTTAGTCTTTCTTGCGTTGCCTCTGAAATCGCAACAATAGACTCATCTTGTAAGGAGTAGTGGATTTTACCCTCGATCAAACGATCTAGTTTATTATATTTGCGTAACTCGCAAATAACTGGGTCCACTGAAAAAATATTTGAAGACGCTAATTCCAAGTATGTCTCAATTAAAGTATCAGTCACTTTAACATTGTGATACTCTTTAATAATCTCAGCGACCTTAGTATCTGGAATCTCTTCGTATGTTTCTTTAGCGACTTCTTCTGCAAGAGAAGCGACACGCTTCTCTTGCTCTTTAATTCTCAACGATAATAAGAATTGCTTAAAATGCATTTTACATTTCGTTTTCTGCAGAGTTCTTATTACTTGCAGTTTGCTTTGCTGCGGTAGAATCACCACCACGGCTCTTGATGACCTTAGCAGTCTTAACTAGAGCCTTCTTACCTTCAGCTTCTTGTTTACGAGTACCGTCGTAACGAGTTGCTACTGATTTAGTGAAACCTTTATTCATACGATTTTGTAAACCTGCGTCCGATGCTTTAGACGCTTCGTCGATTAGATGATATTGAGCTTTTTCTTCTTCAGATAGAGTATCCCATTCTTCAGCAGTAAACTCT